CCATAGTGGACAGCACGCTTTTGCTCGTGCAATTCGATGCGGCAGATGACATTCGGGAAATGGCCGCGAAGACGCGCGCAGTCACGTTCCATTTCGCCGCTATCTTGCAGACTATCGAGAAGTGGTGGAAAGCCATCGTAATACCATGCGGCCCATTCATCGCTCCGGTAGTGATCAGCGGCGGCTTTGCAGTCCTGGTGAAAATACAGGGTGTAGACGCGACCATCCATTTTGCCCGTGAAAAAATAGACGACAGTCCCGGCGGGGATGGTTGTGTAGCAGTCAAAGCATTGGTGCGGTTTCCGCGTTTTTCGCGTGCCTTCATTTATTGTTTCCACGGTCATGTCGTCGGTCCTTTGTTGATCATGGGCTTGGTCACTCGCTTTTCCTAAGCGCCATTTCAGGGCCAGCAGCCTTACGCATTGACGGGTGGAAAATGCATGTATCCCAGTGGAACTGGGCGCGGTACGCGCATCCATCGCCTTTGAATAGCGGGCCTGACATTCCGCACGTCTGACGTGTACATTTGATTTGGGCCGTACTGATAACTGTCGGGGTAGCCTTCCCGATGCGCTTCGAAAATTTGTTTATGCGGGTGTCGCCGCCGCAATATGGGCATGGTTGCATGTTGTCGGTCCTTTGATGGTCAGATGTTTGGGTAGGCGTTCAGCGCATTTCAGCAATGCTTTTGCGTTGCCTGACCATATGTGGCTTGGCGAAGATCGGGACGCCGACGCCCGGAAGGTGAGGGGACCACATTGCGAGATTTCCACCAACGTATCGACAGGGCCTGATCTCGTATCGGTTTTCTCCGGACCATGATGCATTCCACGGAGCCTTCATTTCTGTCGCCTCTGAACATTGAGACCGTGATCATCGACGCGGCGTAGGATCGTCTTGCGCTGGACCTGCAACAGGCGCGCGGTGGCCGAGATATTCCCGCCGGTTTCCCGGATCGCCGCGGCAATCAGGGCGTTGGTCTCGTCCAGGTGGCGCCGCTGGATTTCCGGCCATAACTCTTTGATTGACGTCATACCCCGCAAATCCCTTCGCATTCATGGCCAAACATATCGGGGCCGTTGTTCGCGGCGGCTATGTCGGCCTGGGCCAAAGGTACGCGACTGGGATGCAAGAATACCTCGCCATGAAAGCGTTTGAGTTGGGCCGGTTCCCTGAGCCAGTCGTCCATCGCGACTGTCTCCTTCCACTCGTCGGGGCTTTCTTTCAGGTTCCGCCACCCAGCGTTGCCTTGAAACGGGCAGTATTTGCAGCGGGATTTGGGCGGAATGCGATACTGGCGGGCCTCAAGCCAAGCGTAGCAGTTTTGGCGGCTCATACGGGCTTCGATCAGAATGTGGCGATTATGTATGAAGGCGCAACCGCTTGGTTTGATGCGCGTGATTTCGTCCAATGAAATGCCGATCCAGCTTTCGACCGATCCGGGGGCTATATAGCCGCGCGAGCCGACGCCAAGCAACTCCCTGATCTTCTGGCGGATCGGGCGGATTTTGAAATTTCTTGTGCATTGCCGCTGCTTCATTCCCCCGCCATTTATGTGGACCGGGATGCGCGCGCCCTCAAAGCCTGCCTTAAGCATCGCACTGAGATTTCCAACCGTGACAATGTGGACCGGAAAAGGTAGCACCCCAGAGCGCAACCACGCGAGATGCTTATAGACTGCGGCAGGCTCGTCGCCGGTATCGGCAAAGATCGCACAATCCGGGGCCTCGATCTCGCCACGCGCTGCCATCAACGCAATAGTCGTGGATTGGACTCCAGCACCAAGTGACAAAACCCTAAGTTTTGGCTGTTCCAGACGTCGCGAAATCCCGTCTCTATGAAGATATACCACTGGTAATTTCAAACCGTCATTCATTCCAAGGTCCTTTGCGGTTTGGTCCCGGCGGGCTCTGCCTGCCTGCGGGACGGGGGTGGGGGCGCGGCGTGCCTCGCGCAGGCAGCCCCGGGTTGGATCAGGGGCGGGCCGGAAAGTTCCGGATCTGGTCTTGGATGCTGGCAATGGCATCCTCGTCGTTGCGGATCGTCTGCAATATCAGGGCGAGGTTCAAGTTGCGGATTGCGGCGGTCACGTCGGTTTCGGTGACGTGGGTGTGGATTACCAAACTCAATTTGGGGGCCTCCAGAACGCGTTGCGGATGTGGCGGGCGCCCGTCCATCGCAGGCGCCCGGCAATTGTGGCTAGAACGGAATCGACGGCTCTCCATCTTCATCGCGCCGGTTCTGGTGGCGCTCAGCACCAGCTACCATATCGTCAAACAGAAGCTGGTTCCCTCCGACGAATTGGCAGCAGACGACGCAATGCCGAATAGCCCATCCATGTTTTTTCATGGATGTCAGGGCCGCTTCTTCGCTGGCGTGCTCCATCTCGGTTTCCATCAGGATCGGGCCTTGATTTTTGCCCTCAACAAGGGCCGCGTAGAACGTATGTGCCCTCATTCTGCCGCCCTCATCTGCTCTTCCGCGTCATAGCGGGCCTGTTCCTCGGCGGTCGGCGCGGCGTCGTCCTCAGGGATTTCCGGCAGGCCGAACGGGTCAGCCTCGGCCATGGCCTTGTCGGCGGCGGCGCAAGCGGCCTTGAGCGCATCCATATCGGTCTTGACTGCGGCGCGCGCATCTGGGCTGGCATCGCTCCACCATGCCCTGAAAGCGATTGTGCCACGGTTTGCCGCCTCACGCGCTGGTGCAAGAATATCCGCAACGATCAGTTTTTTCACCGTATGCGGCGCCCGGCTTTTTTTGGTCATTGTCAGCATCAGCATGAGGTCTTTTTCGATGTGGCTCATGTGGCTGATGCGGATTCCGCCGACTGCCATGCCGCCCCAAGTCACGGTGGGGTCGCGGTAGAGGGTCAGCGAGCGGCCCACATAGGCTTTCGCGTCCGGGCCCCATGCCGCCACCAGCACGCGGGACATGCTCTTGCAGGGGCGGTAGACTTTCTGGGATCCGGCAATGCTGATCGACACGGGCTGCTCGGTGCCGCCGACGACCTTGACGTCGGTGATGGTGAAGGTCATCGGCCCGGCGATGAAGTCGTCTGCGTTCCACTGGTCGCTCTTTGGAACAATGACTGCGGTCATGTCGCTCATGCTGCTTTTCCTTTCTCAGAACAGGCGAATTGCCCAAAATGGATGACTGCGGCCTCGGCATAGGCGGCGCCTGCCTGTTCTTCGGTTTCAAACCGGCCAAGGTATTTCAGGCGCCCGTTGATCCGGATTGCCGACCGCCACTTCTTCTTTCCGGCTTGAGCGGCATCGAACCAAACCCCCTTGTGGGATGACGTTCCGCCGCGCTTCCCGCGCCGGTTCATCATGTTTTCCAGTTCCGTGGCGTTGCGCAGGTTGCCCCGCTGATTGTTCAAGCCGTTGCCGTCTCTGTGGTCGGTGACCAAGTGGGCGGGCGTCTCGTTAATCAGGCGGTGCATCAGGACAAGACGGCGAGATTCCCGGCGCATTGCGTAAAATTTGCCTTCCGGCGTTGCCTGCGCAGTCCACTTCCATTGCGAGAGCCATGCGAAATCTTCGTCATCGACGATTGCGAACTGCCCTTGGGTCAGCGGGATTTGCCTAGACATACATTTCCCTTTCGACCCGGCGCTCTGTCGGGAACAGCCGCGCGCGTGTCTCCATCGCCTCGCGGAATTGCTTGTGCTTCTCGGCCAGCTTCGCCTCGAAGGCGCTGGCAGCCTCGACGATGGCGGCCTGCACCTTCTCGTCGGGATAGACGCGGATCACGGCCATAGGCAGGCCGCCGCTGTAGCTGATGAAGTCCAGCCATTGCCGCTCGGACACCAGCAGCCCGGTCTGCGCTTGCAGCACATAGTCAGCCGGGATGGTGCCGCACCGATCGACGCAGACGTTCTCGCAGATGGTCTGCACCTGGTACTTCTGGCGGCGGCTCTTGGCCTCGATCAGCCCGTCGTCACCCACAAGCCCGTCCGGGCTGTAGCCGATGGTGAAGCCCCACTGGTCATTCGTGATGAAGCCCATGCTCGTCACCGGGGCGAGCATCTTCTCGTACATCAGCCGCGCGTCGATCTCGTCGGACATGCCGCGCAGCATGTCGTCGCTGATGTAGGTCGGCTCGACGTAGCGCGTGATGCGCTGCGCCAGGAGCTCGTAGACGTGGGCTCGGGTCTTGTCGTTGTCGGCCAGCTTGAGCGTCGGCGTCAGGATCAGCTTCATTTCACTGGCAGTGATCAGCCCAAGGCGCGCTTTCAGCCATTCATCAGACCCTTGGATCAGGTCATTATGGTAGGTTATGGTCACAGCGCCCCCAACACCAGATTGATCAGGAACGCCACGGCAGTCCAGAACGTAGCGCATGTCAGCGCCACGAGGACCAGCACGAACACGCTGATGCCGGGGCTTTCGTCTGCGCGGGATGCATCGGCGTCATCTTGGAACGCTTCGGCGGTACGGGGGAGATTGTCTTCGGTCATTCGGAAGCTCCACCGTTGATTTCATCCGGGTATTTTTTGGCCAATTCATCCGCCTCTATGCGCAGTCTAGTGGCGAGGCCCGGCATGTATGCCCCAGCAACCCTGCATCGCTCTTCCCACACAGCCAGCGCCTTCCAGAGTGCTTCGGTCGCGGACTTTAGTTCTCCAGTATTAATCATCTCATCTATCCTTGTGTGATTGGGTGGCGGCTGGCGGGAGGGACACCAGCCGCCGGTTCAGCCCGGGGAGGACGGGCCGAAGGGGGTTAGTTGGCGCCGCCAGCAACGGCGAACATCGCCTCGTCGTAAGCGGCCTTCACTGCTTCAGCGACCGCCTTGGGCATCTCGATGTTGAATTCGCAGTCGGAATCCTTGAACACCAGATAGGTCGTCGTGAGGTAGCATTTGGGCGCCCAGACGTAGACATCCTTCAAACTGCCCATTTTGATTTCAGCCATGATCAGGCCCTTTCCAGATATTCGGTTGCGATGGCATCAGCCTCGGCCAACTCGACATTCCCCGCCTGATCCTCGCCGAACATGGCGACGAAATCAGACCGCAAGAACGTCAATGCGCCGATGAAAAATGCCTGAATTTCAGCGGTATATTCCGTGGTCCATCCGCGTGACCCACCGTAGGAATACGGCTCATTCTCGACTTCTTCCCACGAGACGCGGAACCGGACGCGCAGGTTGTTGACGGATGTGCCGTCAGTCAGGTTGTCGACGTTGACCAGGGATTCCCGGAAGCGGTCGGGGGAATAGGCGGCGTCAAGCATGATCGGACTCCAACCTTCCTGTTTCGACGAGTTGTCGGTATTCCAAGAATGTAACCGTCATGCTCTCGCGGCACTTGTAAGGTGAGAACCAAATAGGTGAACCCTCC